GTCACCGTCCAGAGCGCGCGCCTGACCAGCGGCTGTGTTCGGGAATGACTGGACACCGGTTGCAGACAGGACAGCGCCGCGATCTGCTTCACTCCAGACGTTCGGGTTCACCAGCACAGCCGCGCCGGGCAGCGCTTCCATGCCGGTGCGCGGATCATCATAGCCGCCAAACACCTGCGCAGTGGCGTAGCTCATGCCTTCAGGCGTGTTCAGAAAATTCGGGTCACGCTCCAGCGCGCCCACGAGGTTCTGGATACTCTGGAGCTGAAGCGCGCGCTGATCTGCCAGCGCCTGACTGGCTGCTGCCCCGGCCATGCGCTGCTGGTACTGCGCTGCGTCGAGCTGACCCTGTATCTGCCCCGCCCCAGACGGCGCACCAAACAGAGCGTCCCCGATGCTGGAGACACTTTGTGTCAGTGACTGAGGGTTGCTGATCGAAAACTGGGGCACCGGTTAGCCTCCAAAGCCAGCACTGAAGCCGGCGCTCTGCATGCCTGCTTGGCCAACCGCCTGACCCACTGCCAGACCGCCCTGCACCCACGGGTTAGGTGAGACTTGCCGCGCCGGGACATTGGCTTCCAGCGAATTCACGCCGAGAGAGCCTTGCCGCAGATTGGCCAGCGTCGAGAGAAGATCAGCGTTGTCGCCCAGCGCGAAGCCGCGCTCTTGGTTGGTCTGATCATAAGCGCCCATGCGCGCCGCAGCGTCGATCTGCTGACGTGACTTCTGCGCAGCGGTCTGTGTCTGCCGTGCGATAACCTCACGAACAGCGTCAGACGCGCGGGGCTGCGTCGACACAGTGTCTGCCTGTTGGCCAGCGCCCAGCGCTTCCAGACGCGCAGCGATATCCTGCGCTGCGCGTTCCCGCGAAACGGAATGCTCTTCTGGCGTCAGACGCTCACGTGTCTGATCCCAGTTGGTCCGCGCCTGCTCAGTAAACTGGGCCTGACGTTTGCGCTCAGCTTCACGCGCCGCCGCGCTGGCAGCATTGGCTTGCGAGTTGGCTTTCTCTTGCTCGTTGGCCACATGCCAGTTGTAGGCTGTGCCGCCGACGGCAGAAGCTGCCGACAGCGCCAGCGGGAGAAGCGTGGATGCAGATACTGGCTCACACATGTCTCACCTACCGGATGTTTACGGCAGTGGTCTGCCGTGGGTTGCTGATGGCAGAGTTGAACGTGCTCAGACGCGAACCGTCATTGTAGCCTGAATTCCAAGCACCAATGGAGCTGCCCACCCCGGAGAACAGACCGTCCAGCGGGACCAGCGTGGGCGTCTCACTGTAGAGCTGGCTGGACCGTGACGTCGCCAGATTGCCTGCTGCCTCTGCGTCTGCTGTGGCGTTGAGCTGAGACACAAGGCTGGACTTCTCATTTTGGACGCGGGTGCGGAAGTCATTCACGTCTGCGTCGCGGCGCGCATTCAGAGCTGTCAGCTCACGGTCGCGCTGTGTCTGGAGATCGGCCAGCGCGTCACCGGCGATAGAAGAGTTTGTCGTCCCAGCGCGGGCCAGCGAAAATGTGAGCTGGGCCAGCGCATCATTATACTGCTCGTCAAACTGCGGCTGGTAGTAATCCATGTAGGTCTGGCCGCGCTGACTGTAAAAGTCGTCGTTGAAACGGCCGAACTGCTCGTCAATCTGAGCGGTGCCAGCTTGGATGCTGGCTGCGCGCGCAGCTTCTTCCTCACGGGCACGAGCTGCCTCTTGAGCTTGGAACGCTGCGGCTGAATTGTTTGAGCTGACCTTGCACATTGGTGGGGCCTTACGTCTGCTTTGGGCGGCTGACGCTAGAGGCCGGTAGGTGACGTCGTATCGCTTTGCCAGCGCTCCGCCTGTCCCACCAATAGCAATAATATGTTTGCCCTGTTTTTCCGAAAAAGTCTAGTTTTTCTCCTTGCTTCGCGCCCATCCAGCGCAGCCAGCGGCGTGCGTCTGTGTGAGCTGCTGAAGCATGGCACTCGACGCGGTGCGCACCGCTTTCGAGAAGTGCGGGTATCATGACCCGGAGAACGTGTTTTGTGAGGCTGACAGCGACGCGGTTCCACTTGTCTGTGCCGAACGCCCAGCACGTCCAGACGCCTTCCCAGCGACTGTGCGCACCGATGGCTGCGACGGGTTCCCCGCCCAGCCACGCGATCCACTGAAACTTGCCAGACATGTACGTGCGCATGGCCAGCTCGTCCGGGCTTTCCTTGTCTGAGATGCCGTAGATTTCTTCACGGTCTGCTGCGCGAAGCCGCCGCGCAATCATCGTCAGCGCGAGTAGGTCCTGACCATGTTTGAGAACCACGCGCGTCATGATGTTCGCCCGTCTTCGTAGTGAACCGCAACAGCGCCGAGGCGCGCATTGGCAGACGTGGACGTCAGCTTCACCGCGATGTGGGTCGACAGACCATTGATCCTGAACTGGCCTTGGGAGTAGCTCGTGTTCGACAGGGTGCCGACTTGCGTCCAGACGTCTGGCTGAAGCGGGTCTGTCGCGATGCAGACATCCCAGACGCCGTCACACGCGATGTCCAGTGCCTGCCAGCGCTTGGTCTTGGCTGGGTCGCCGCAGTCGATCAACGGTGTGACAACCTTCAGCTCCGTGGTGTCATCGTACCATTCCTCGTGCGCGGGAAAACCGCCACTGTCGTCGAGAGGATCACCGCCGTCCTCGATGGCTCCATACACGTAGATGTCGTCGCCAGACCGGATGAACATGCGCGATGAGCCACGCGCCAGATAATCCACTGTGAATGGAAACGCGAAGCGCGCCCATGCTGAAACTTTCGAGGCTGGATAGTATGAGAGCACGAACGCTTCATTGCCCCACGCCAGCCACCAATGGCCAGACATGGGGTCCGTGTCACAGAAGATGGCGTCTTCCGGGCTGGTGAACTCAGCAATGCGCTTATCGCGGATCAGGCTGTCAATCGGCGAGCCGATGTCATTGAAGACGGCAGCGTTCGAGCTGTCGCGGGCACGCAAAGACCTGATCCCGCTGTCTGAGAGAAACAGCACGTCGCCGTTAGCGTAGCGCGCTGCTGCGTTGTAGGCGATGCAGCCGGTAGACCCCAGCGCCTGTATCTGCTGAGACAGATCGGGGTCTGGGTCCATCGCCCAAATCTGGGCAGACGTCCGAGAGATCACAGCCAAGAACGAATAATACGGAGCCAGCGCCATGATGTCCCCGCCGGTCCCATCAATCTTCTGCATATCAATGATGGCCGCGCCGGGTGTACCTGAGTTGAGCGGGTCCCAGACTGTGGCGTCGCCCACAGCAGACGCGCGCAGATCAGACCCGTTTCCGGCGAAGACTTTTTCCAGATATGAGAGAATGGTCGCGCCTGTGACGTTCTGGTCTGTGACCTGTACGCCATCCAAGAAGTGCATGATTGCGCCGTCAGACATCTTGGCGGAGACGTAGAGCTGGGTGCCGAACGTCTGAACCCGCAAGACCCGCGTGATCGTTGGTCCCGGTGTGTCTGGCACAAGCCTCTGGTATGTGACCCAAGCCGGAGCTGTCACGTCACCCGGTGCAACCGTGCCGAACACGTAGAGCTGGTTCTGATGGAACGCCAGACCGTGCGTGTTGGATGAACTTACAATGCCGATCTTGGTCAGCGTGTAGCGCTTCTCGATCTCGCCGCCAGCGTTCACGAAGCCATTGGTCAGCTCGCGCAGCGAGCCGGGCTTGGCTGTGATAGCTGACTTGCGGCGGTCCAGACCGCCAGCAAAGTCCTGCACGATGTAATACGCCACCGGAGCCTACCCCCGATATCGTGTGTGGGTGCCGGGCAGCATTGAGAAATTCTCGCTGACCTCACCGCGCTGCATGGCGAGCAGGGTCCGCTTGCGCTGCTGTGCAGCGGCGGCTTTGACTGTCCCGTTTGGGCTGTTTTGCTCGTTGAGAATTTCGGCAGCCGTCTGGAGAACGATCAGATCGCTGTCCAGCGTGCTCCTGTCAGTCTCGTCGACCAGAGGTGCCAGCGCGCGACGACCCCGGAATGTCATGGTGCAGGCGCGGTCTGGCCGGGGCCAGAACGTGATCGCACGGTCGAACGCTTTGTCCGTGTGGACCAGCGGTTCGAACCGCCAGAACATGATGGGCCAGCTTGGAGTGGTCGGATCAGCCGCTGTGATCTCGCTTTCATCCCAGCCGTTCTGTACGCGGCAGGCACGCGCAGACGCCGCTGTATCTGAGACGTAGACCTCCTGAACGCCAGAAGGGTCCATCTCGGCGTGGAGCGTCACAGACGTCGCCAGCGCGGGCACTTCCACGTTAAAAGACGTGAACAAGCCGGGCCAGTCTTCTTCCAGGTAGAGCAGACGCTGGTTGCGCTGGAGCAGAGCTTTGTGGGTGTCCACGACGCCAGCCTGAAGGTTGGTGTCTGGGGCCATTCCGATCTCTGCTCGCAGCTCGCGCAGCATCTCAGACAGTGTGCGACGCTCACTCACGGGGCCGCTCCTAGACTGTTATGTCTGGGAGCTTTGGCTCCGTAACCGGGGCTTCTTTGGCCGCTTTTTTGGCCGGTTTCTTTTTCACCTGCGCCATGGCTTCAGCCTTGGCTTTCTCGCCAGCTTCAAGAGCTTCGCGAGATGGGAAAGACCCGTCCATCAGACCGATGCTGTCTAGCGAGAACTGGGCCAGAAACTTTGGCGCAGCCTGAGGATAGCGCTGTTCGAGCTGGCTCTGGACTTCGCCGGGAGACATCTCGACCTCACGCTCCAAGACGATCTCGGTGACGGATGTCTGGCCGTGGGTCTCCTGAAGCAGGTAAATCTCAGGCAGCGTGCACGGATTGAACTGATCGCGGGCAATGACCTGACGGGGATCGCCATTCAGCGCCACCAAGCAGGAATACAAGCCGGCGGTTTGGGTTTCATACGAAACAGAGCGGGGTGAAGGCATGGGAGTTGCGTCTCCAAGTGTGTGGTTCCAGTGGAAACCCGGCGGCGATGCCGCCGGGTCTTATCGTGTCTAGGTCGCTCTCAGACCCTAGGCGATGTCGATGACCAGCGCTGAGTTACAGCGCTTGGTGATGACCTGACCTGTGGATGTCATCGAGCGTTTCAGCACGAACTGGTCGGCTGGGCGCGCAGCGGTGTGCGAACGACGCCACTCCCCGTCCATCTTCATGAGGAAGATGTCTTTGGGGTCGAACAGGTACGCACGCTTGGCAAGGCTCAGATCGTCCAGTGTTGGGTCGTACTGGACATTCAGACCCTTCCAGCGTGTGTCGCCGAACGAACCGTCATTGGACCCAGTAAAGCCGGTCTGGCTATACTGGCCATTCGCACGCATTTCGAGCTGCATCGCGTCGATGAAGTCCGAACCTGCGAGGAAGACGGTAGGCTTGCCGCCGTACTTGATAAGCTGGCGATACTCTTTCTCCAGCTCGGCAAGAAGCGCACCGCCATTGGCAGCGCTAGACGTCACAGCGCCGCCACCATGGGCAGCCAGCGCTGGTGTCGCACCCACTTTGGTGCCGAACGCTGCCGTGCGTGCACGGTTGCGCCAGAACTCGTTGCCAGCGGTTGCGCGGTTGATGCCGCCCACAACACCGACAGACGGGTCTGCCGACAGGATTGACTGGATACCAGCCAGCGCTTTCGCGTCGCCTGTACCGTCGCCCCAGAGTAGTGCGTTCATCTGGCGTGCGTGCAACTCGGCAAAACCTTCCATCTTGTTCGCCATCAAGCTGAACAAGCGGGTGCGGTCTGCCTCTGAGTGCGTGCTCTCACCTTTGTTCATCGCGGTATCGTTGATCGAGATACCGTCGACTTTGAACTCGGTGTACGTCATCTCGATACCGAGGTGGTGTTCACGCCACGGGAAGTTAGCACGCTGCACGTTCGCCTCATTGTAGAAGGTGACCGTGTCATCGTGGGTGTAACCCGTCAGAACGTCGTTGCCGGAACCATCGCCGTATGCACCCTGCACAGCGATAGAGATATCGCCTTTACCGCCGGGGAACGACTTCGCAGTTTTCTCCATGTGGGCCAAAAGAGGCTTGTTCTGGATCGTCTGCGCATAGACTTTTGGGCGGCCAAAGTACCAATCCAAGGCACCTGCCGCGATATTTGAGACCTCTGCTGCTGTGAAGGCCATTTTCTCTGCTCCTTATGGAGCTAGCTCAGCCAGCGTTTGCTAGCCGCTGCTCCATCATCTGCTCAAACGTCTCAGCCTTGGGCTGGACGCGTGGTGTAGACGGTGTCGGCTGTGCCGACGGCGGAGTGGTGCGTTGCGGTGCTGGTTGCGCTTTGCGGAGCATATCCGTCGCTTGCGCATGTGCTTCAGTTGCCCACTTCACTGCGGTCTGTGGGTCGCGCGGTTCACCTGATCGGGCGACGCGCGCAGACAGCAGTGTTTTGATCAGATCGCCTTTGTGACTGAAGTCTGGATCAGTCTGCGCGGTCTGCTGCTCCCAGTTGGCAATCTCAGCGCGAATAATGTTCGCGGTCTGTGCTTGCTGCTGGGTCTGCATTTGGCGGCTCTGAGTAGCCTGATAAGACTGCTGGGCATCTGCCCGGCGGGCCTTAATGTCACTTTCGGATTTTGCAATCCGATCCTGTGCGTATCGCTTGGCGAAGTCCTCTGTGATATCGCCCCGGTCAACGGCCTGTTGCAGATCGGACGGCAAGGTTCCCTGCCCGGTCTGCGCGCGGGCAATGTCGAGATAAGGCTCGACGATGCCCATGAATGTCTTCCAATCACCTGCGGTGATCGCTGCCATCGCTGTCATCCCGGTCTGGACGTCAGCAGGCATCAAGTTGTTTTCCCCCATGAAGTTTTGCAGATCGTAGAGACCCGCTGCGGCTTCGCGCTGACCAGAGAGATACTCAGGGGTCAGCTTGGAGATGTCATCCAGACCGGCGGCCTGCGCCAATCTGGTCTGGTTTTCCTCAAGGTCCAGCGCTTTGCGCTTGAACTTGGCACGCTGGCGCGCAATCTGAGAGAAGCGGCGATTGAGCTGGGCCTCGCTCAGACCCTTGAGGTCCTTTTCGGAGACCTCTTTCTCATCGTCGTCTTCGTCGTCTTTCTCTTCCTCAGACTTGGCCTCGACGCCTTCGGCGTCTGTATCAGCTTTGTCATCCTCGACAGGAGCTGGATCATCCTCAGGAACAGGATTTTCAGCGTCTGCTTTGCCCTGCTCGACCTCGTCGCCTTGCGGCTCTTCAGGTTCTTCAGCGGTGGGTGCGTCCAACGCTTCTGCCAAAGCCTGCTGGAACTCTGCCTGATCGGCAGGCATCTCTTCCGCAGAACTCGGTGGAGTGAACTCTAGGTCTTGCTCGGTGCCTTGCATGCTTGCGCGCGCTCCGTGTCTAGCGATGTCATACTAGACACGTCATGCCACAAGCTCAGACACAAACCAAGAAGTTTCAATTCGTGTCTGTCAGGCTTGACAGATGCGTGCAGGCTAAGCCGCGAACCCGCCTTGATTGGCTATGCCCTGCGCATTGTCAGGTCTGGGCGCAGAGTTGACTTGGTCTGGCTGGGTGCTGGGTTGGTTCTGAAGCCCCTGCTGGCCCTGCATCTGCGGTGCAGACGGATCGCCGGTCTGGGCAGCGCCGCCAGACTTGGGCTGAGATGGCATGCCCGGCGACTGCGCAGCAGCGTTCATGGCTTGGATGCTGGGCTGCCCGGCGGCAATGGCCTCAGACAGATCGACGTCATCGCCCAGCAGGCGCACCATGCGCCGTGCCATGTATTCTGGTGAGATACCCGGAAGTTGATAGATGAATGGAGCCAGCGCCTGCATGTTCTGAATTTCAGCGGCTTGGTTGGGCTTGCCTGTCGAGCCGGCCTCGATCTCCATGTAGAACTCGCGGTTGATCTCTTCGCGCGACAGCTCTGGCCAGACCGCTGTTTCACCGGCGATCTTCATGACGGTCTCGCGCTCCATGTTGGACAGCACGAGCTGGCCGCCGACGCGCATCAGCTCAGAGAGGAACTCGTCCAGCGCGTCGACATCTGAGCCAGACGCGGTAGACCGGGCACCCTGTGCAATGGCTGCCTCTGTGGCTGTGCTGCCAGACGTGCCGCCGAACTCGGCTTCCTGAGAGCCAACCACGCGCAGAATGTTCTGGTACGCGGTGTTGGTCTCATAGAGATTGGGGTCGATCCCGTTGGTTGGGATCGGGCTGAGCAGTTTCTCCAGCGCCAGATCGTTGTCGTTCGCGTTGACCTCGATGTTCTCGTGCGCCTTGCGGTTCGACAGATTTCGCTTCGACTGAGCGTCCAGCGCGCCTTTGCGGCTCATTGTGCCGGGGCGGTTGGCGATCCGGTGCTCAAGCAGACCCTCTGCGGCTGAGTTGATCTCGTGCTGCATTGGGCGGATGAGATGCGTCTCAGACAGCGGTGTGACTTCGTCCTGCCCGTCGATCTCGTTGAAAACCAGCGTGTGATAAGGGAAGAACTTTTCCTGCGCAAAATCAGGCGCTTTGGGCGGGGAGATGTAGTCATCCACGCCTTCGCAAATTTTGAACGTCACGCCGGTTGAGCGGTCATAGACCGTGTAGACGCAGTAGTAGGCATCCGTCATGGATGAGCTGGGGCTGGATGTGTCGTCTCCGACAGACCCGGCTGTGTCGCCCACGTCGTGATGTGCAGCCTGTGTATAGGCAGCGAACGCATCTGTCGCGTCGCCCTCATTGCCCAGACCGCCATAGACCTGCTTGACAGAGTATTCCTTGCCCTGCCCTTTCACGTCGATGCCGTACTCGTCCCTGATCTGAGACCGCCGCTTGTATTCTTTTTCGGCGACCCACATGGCTCCTTCGTGGGAGCGCCAGTTTGTCATTTGGGGGTCGAAGATCAGCATGGTGGGGTCTGGGTACTCGAACGTCAGACCCTCATAAACCAGCGCTTCGACTTCCTCGTTGAGCTGGGCCAGACGGTTCTTCAGCTCTTCGCCGCCCGCATCGTTGAGCGGGTCTAGCTCGCCTTCAGCCACGTCTTTGGACATGCGCTCGATGGCAGCAAGTTGAGATTTCACACGCTCCAGCTCGCGCAGCTTGTCTGGAACTGGCTCCCAGATTTTGTTGTACGTGATTTTCACGTGCGCCAGACCGCAAACCAGCGCGCGGCGAACCATATCCTTCATCTTCTGCTTGAAGTTATATGGCTGCTCAGAGATGCAGTGGTCCATCACCATCTCGACCGTCTTGGCGATGGCGCGGGCGCGCTGCTTGTGGACCTTATACTGGCTGACTTCCGCCAGAATTTGCTGCGCCTGCATGGCCTGATGGCGGATAAACTGCTGATCTTCAGGTGTCATGGGCGCGCCAGACTGCGCTGCCGCCATGGCAGACCGCGCCATCATCATGGCCTCGTCGACCATGGTCTGCGTGCCATCCCACAACTTCAGGACCATGCGGTCCTTGTGGCGACAGACGATGCGTGGGTCCTTGCCATACAGCGTTGCGACCTGCTGCTTGATGTGGCGCTGAGTGATGTTCACAACCTGCCGCTCATCCAGCGGGAGTGGGCCAGCGTTCTGGAGCAGCTCTTTGGCCTGCTGCCACTGGTAGCCCATCACAAACAGCCGGTCGTACCGGATGCGATCAAACAACCGCTTGTCCCAGTAGGTCTCAGCCGCGTTGATCTTGGCGCACCAATTCTTGATCAGCGCCGTGCGGCCCGTGTTGACCTCGCGGTCTTCGGCTTTTTCAAGGTCTGTTTCGGGCTGTGTCTGGGGGTCTTGGTCTAGCATCGTCAATTCAGCTCTGTGACATCTGGTTCATATCGAACGCCCCATTGGGCACGTTCGCGTCTGCGTTCGGCCTCTAGGTCTTGGCGGTTCGAGTGTTGGAACATTTCGGCAAAGGAACCCTTCCTTGCTTTATGGAACGGGTCCGCCTTCGTGCCAGTGCGCAACTGATTAAGTGCCATCCCTATATACGCCAGCGCGTCGACAAAGTCATCCCGGCTCGATTTAGGGAACTTCAGCATCTCTTCTTTGGCGCGCTGGAACCACGGTGCTGTGCGCGGGAAGAAGACTTTGCCCATGGCCATGCGGCCCATGATGGCCTGCGCGCGGGACTGCTTGTCACCGCGTGGAGCGATTTCAGACACGTGCGTGTGGATGTCCAGCTCTGCCATGCGCTTTCTCAGGAAAGGCCCCAGCGTGTTGGTGATCTGCCCGTGCTCAGAGAAAAGCGCCACGGGGTCGTGGGTCTTCATGAGGCGACACATCTGCTCGACGATCTGGTCTGCTTGGATGCGTGTCCAGACGAGGTCTGGCATCACATAGATATTATCGTGCTTGTCGACGCCCACCGTCAGAAGGCACGTGCGGTCGTTGTTCTGGTTGATAGACACAGCCAAGTCAGCCGTGCAGTAGAATTCCATCTCTTCGCGCGGCGGTAGGTCTGTCGCCGGGTCGTATTCGAGGATCATGCTGGTCGTGAAGAACGAGCCTTCCTTCACGGTCGGACGGCCTTGATACAGTGCTGAGAAGCCGTCTGGGTCTGCGGTGCGCCGGTCGTTCAGCCACTCGGCAGAGAAGCGCTCCGGCCAAAGCGGTTCACCCAGCGTTCGGCCCAGCATGTCGTCCTGCTCGGCCAGCGCGGGGAGATCAATGATTTTCCATTTGCGCGCTTCAGCTTTCAGATAGTGCGGGTTTTCCGGGTCTGTCAGACGGCCCACGAGATCATCTTCATGCCAGCGAGTGTTGTGGCTGATTAGCCCGTTGGCGATAAAATTCTCTGTGCGTTCAACTTCAATGTCGAACACATCTTCTACGCCAGCGGGGGTGATTTCAACGATCTCGTCAGGGGTCACGCCGTAAGTATTGGGCAGCGGCTTCGAGGACTTCAGGGCGCTTGCCGTAGCCGACAGCAAGGTTGCAATCGTTGCACAAAAGCCCGCGAACATGCCCCTCGTCGTGACAGTGGTCGACGCAGAGTTTCCCCTCCCAGTGCGCACGGGTGTTCCCGCTCGTAGGTGGCTCTTTGCAGACAGCGCAGACGCCGCCTTGCTCAGCGAGGATGCGATTGTACTCCGCAAGGTCGATGCCATACCTGTGCCGGAGGTGAGCTTCCCTGCGAGATTTAGGGTTGACTGAAGGTGGGCGGACGCCTCTCGCCCAGCGATCTTTGTTGTAGTGCGAGGCGCAGAACCCTTTACATTTAGCGGGCTTATCGCACCCGTCGGCTTTGCAAGTGACGCCTCTCCATTTTCCGTGATGGCCCGGAGGATAGCGTCGCCCTCTTTTAGCGTAGCCGTTCGCCGCCATGCGATTTCTCCACTTCGCTCAACAAGAAACGGATGCCTCGCGTTAGCGCGTACCGTCCTGCCTGATTTTGTCTTAATTGACAATATGTTGTCAGGACCTTGGTTTTTCCAGTTGCGAACTGTGGAAGTCGTGATCTGGCCGTCTTCGAAAGTGGCGATTTGGTCGCCGGGGCGTACTTCACTCAGCGGCTTCTCTGTGCCGTCTGCCATGAGAACCGGCGTATCGCCTGTCATACATTGAATGATCAGCACAAAACCTGTGTCATCCATCAGACGTGTGGAGATGGTTCGGTTGTACCACTGCCACATGTTTTCGCGGATCAGCTCAGACCGCGCTTCTTCGGCGTCTTTGATGGGGTCATCCAGAATAATGGCGTGGCCCCCCAGACCGGTAACCGTGCCTCCCCTGCCCGCAAAACTCATGCCGCCGCCGTTGGCCAGCTCCAGACGCGTGGCCGACTTGGCTCCCGCTTTGAGGTTGATGTCTGGGAAGACCTGCGCGTACTGAGACGACAGCATGGTCTCGCGGATTTCGCGGCCCACCTTGCGAGCGTAAATCTCATTGTAGGTGCCGAAGATCGTGGATTTCTGGGGGTTTCGCCCCATGAACCACGGCAGGAACGACAAGCTGGCAAGCTGTGTCTTTCCGTGCCTCGGTGGACAGTTGATAATCAGACGCTGGCCGGGCTTGCTCTCACAGACCTCACACGCTTCAGCGATGGCCTCGTGTACGCGGGCCACTTGATACCGTGACTTGCGCGGGTCTTCCACGTCAGCCGCGTCTGGCATCATGAACTTGGTGAAGTCGAGCAGACTGTCTTTGGCTTGGTCAGCCGCGTCGATCCGCAGTCTGGCCAGCTTTTTCGTCTGGGCGAGCGAGCGGCGTGGCATGGGCTAGATCGGCTCGCCTACGACCGCAGCGTTAGCTTCAAGGTGGTGGTCCGTCGAGATCATCCAACCGACACCACAGATGCTCAGCTCGCCTGTTTCGGGGTGAGGCAGAACTGCCATGACGACGATCAGGTCATCTGTCCGAATGCTCTGCATCACCGCGATAAAATCGAAGTCAAAGTTGGAGTTGAACCGCTCGTTGAGGTTGGCCACGTAGCGTCTGGCCCCCTCATACTGATACACGGTGGTCAGTAGGTCTGGGTGGTTTTCGAGGCGCTCACGAATTGTCTCGGAGAAAGGCCGGCACAGATCGGCATGGGTCTGCGCCTTGACCGTGACCGGCATGGCGAAAAAGAGAAGAACCAGCGCGCCCAGCAAAAGCGTGGCGAGGGACGTCAGAAAGGCGTATGCGGCGAGCTTCATGGTCTTCTCCTATGGACCGCCTGCTGTCATCAGAACGACGACGCCCCCGATAGTCGAGGTAATTGCCGCGACCGCGCCAATGGCGGAAAAAATCACGCGGCGTATATCTTTGAGCACTTCGGTGCGCTCTACCCGCACAGCGTCCTGCACCGCGTTTTCTTGTTCGGTGTGCGCCACCCGGCGCGGCAGGTCCGCGTCGTGCGCGCTGCTGCTCTCCAACCGGACAACGCGCTCACGGATGTCGTCGATGC